TTTGATATGTTTTTTATCTATATTCTATAAATATAACTAATTTTTATTTTCCAATTAATCTACTTCAAGTATTGGTTCACCACTACCTCTACCAGTCTTAGCCACTCTAAGAATGTTAGGATTGGTTGTAAATGTTTCAACTGGGTCTAAACCATCTGGCGTTGTTTGAGCCGTTTGTAAAGAACCATTAAAGTATGACCTTCTCATTCCTTCTGATAAATTATTAGTAAATCTATAATGCGTTGGTAAATATCCATTAATTGCCGTAACTTCTGTTATATCTCCAGCAACTGCAATACTTCCACTAAAAGGTAGTATTGATACAAGATATTTATCGTAATTTTTTGTAATTGTTTCATATATTACAGGACCAGATATTGTTGTTGGGTAACCACTCACTTGTATTTTTTCTTTTAAAGATTTTGTTTCTTTTACTAAAAATACACTCTTTCTACTTCCTGTTATTTCGGTATTACCGAATAAACCATCATAATCTCTATAAATCGCATTACCTCTAATTGCATATAAACCATATCCAATATTTGCTAAAGAATTTTTTTCCATTCCAATTTGTTGAAACTTATTAACATAATCACCAGTTAATGTTGCTCCAGAAGAAACTACTATGTTTATAGAACCAGTTTTAGGAAATGTTGGATAATCACTTTCTATGTTATTTGTAAAATCATAATCTATTTGAGAATTATAAGTTTCATTTGCACCTTCTAATGTAGTTATATCATTTGCATCTAAAGTTGTATCATAATTATTTAATTCATATGATAACGAAGATACTTCCTCTGCGTTTATGTGTGCATCTTTTGGAATAGAATCTGCATTTAAAAATACATCTTCATTCGTATCAATTAAAGTTTCAAAATCATTTCTTAATGATTCTGGTCTATCCCATTTTATTTTACTTCTTTCTAAAAAATGTGGTTCAATTAATAATCCTTTAGATATATTAGTTCTAGCAGGTGCTAAATCAGAAAGTACTTCAAATAAAGATTTATCAATATATTTTACCAATCTTATATATTCATAAATATCTCTACCATCTAATCTTTCAAAATAATAATGCCTTAATGTATCTAATTGAGAATATGTAGTTTTATATTCATCCGATGGGTCTCCAATATAATTATCAATATTAAAATCCCCAAGAACCTTAAGTATATCCATATTTAACTCCTTAATAGGAGAGAAGAATAATCCTAAACGATTTGAATCTATTGGTGCTCTATCGAATGCTTTTTTAGTAGCTCTTACTTTATGAGATAAATCCCCAACAAGTTCTTGCTCCTCAAATCTAATTTTATTTGAATAATTAAATCCTAAAGATGGGACAGTAGCTGTAACAGTTCTATCATATGGCGTATATTGATACGGATATGCTGAAGCTGAATACATATTACTTGCGGATGCGAATGGTTCTCCATAGGATTGATTTATTGAAACGTTTTTAATAAACGAATCTTTTGTTCTATCTTTTGGATATTCAAAATCTAAACGGAATATTAAATCAGATGTAGATGCTGTTACGGAGTTACCGTTAATTGCATCAGGAAATAAAGTATGATTTTCAAATTTACTTCTTTGTAATGGAACAGTCCATAAACGGAATTCATCTATATTACCAGAATATCCGTTACCACCTATTTGCAAAGTAGAACCAGTTGTCCATTGTCCATCAACCGATGCAATAGACATACTAACCGAAGTTATTATTCTAGTACCATTTGAAGTTGCTAACCAAACCTCATACCAAGAAGATGAATCAGGACTATTGTGTCTATTAATAGATACATTAGAATAGTGCTCTAATGATATTGGGAAATCCAAACTACCAGTCTTCCAATCAGGTCCAAATACATATTCAATAGATGATTCTATATATGGATAATACGTTCCGCTTGTTTCAAAGTAAGTACTAACAGATTGGTCACCTCCAAAGTTAAATTCTAATTTACCAAATGAACCAGTTGTTTGTATTAAATCCAAAGTCCACTCACTACCACTAATTAAAGTATAAGATGTATTTGGTATTTTAGCCGGCTTTATTCTGAATTCAATACCATTTGGATAATCTTGCGTTAATGAAGAACTATGCCAAGTTATTTTAACATTAGAACTACCATTACCATTTAAACTTCCCGTTAAAAATATTGCGGCTGTTCTATCATCAAATGTAAATTGTGTACTTCCTCCTTTTGTTGGGTCTTGAGGTCCACCAAATTCCATTATTGTCAACATAGATTGAGGTACACCATAACAAGCCATTACAGCTTTTAATGCTCTAGCAGTACCTTTATGTTTTAATAGATATGGTAAGTTATTTGCAATTCTTCTCCAAACTTCAAAATTTGCATCTTGCAAACTTGTAGAAAATTTAGGTCTACCTTCTTTATCACTACCAAACATATATTCCCAAAGGAAATTAGAATTAAATGCTTTTTTACTTTTCCATCCCAATGAATCAAGTAAAGAATATATTAATTGATTTGGTATTCCAGTTTCTTGTTTATGCTCTAATTTCTTAGTTCCTTTTAATGCGTTTATATAACACCAAATAACATCAAAATGTTGGCCAATCATATCTAAGAATAATATAAATTCATTATTCTCATAATCATCGGTTATAAATTCAGGCATATTATTTTTCATAGAATTAACATTATACTTATCGTAATACAATGCGCTTTCTAATGCGTAGTTATACCAAGTAATAACAGTAGAATCCGTAGCTACTTTTAATACTCTATAATAAAAATCTTTTTCAGTATCATACAAATCCCTCTTAGGATATGCTAATGAATTTTCTGATTTAAATAAAAACTTTTCAAATCCGTCAAATGTTTTTACTAAATTTGATATTTTTTCTCCAATAGATTTTGCCTCCAACTCAACATATATAGGAGAGTATTGTGGATATTCCCATTGAAGTTCATCTATTGAATCTTCTGTTTGTAAAATATACCCATCAATAGTTGAATATTCTTCATGCTGTGGTATTGCTTCTGCTAACAAGTATCCAATAGGAAACGTTTGATTGGTTAAATCAAAATATTTTTCTTGATAGCTTTGTAATACCTTTACCTTATAAAAAAAGTTATTTACTCTTTCTGCAGCTGCTCCATAATGTACATAATTAGTCCAAGTATAATCAGAACCACTTATATATTGTATATTTAATTTTTCAGTATCTATATTGTTTTGGCTACTTATTTTATTTATAATATCGTTATAAGTAAATGAACCACTTGCTACTAAATCAGAAAATGCTTGATATCCAACACCATTATCAGCTTCTATTGAAAAATTAGGTCCTTTTAATGGTGGACAAAATGATTCATCAATACCACTAATTGTTACAGTTTCAATTATTGGATTTGCTTGTAATTTTGAAATCCAAATTTCTTGATTTGGTTGGACTGTAGTTTCTAATGGTTCATATAATTTTAATATTACAGAATCACCATCTTCAGCCCAAGTTGTAATTAATTTATTATCGGCATTTCCAAAATGTGCTAAGTGAGTTAAATATTTAGATGTCTCATCGGCAAATATACTTAAATCAAATTGAGAAAGAAATCCTTCTGCCAATCTACTAACAGCTACATCTCTTGGAATTGATAAATCACCCTTATCAAATTTTATATTTAAAAATTCTTCAACACCAGATATAGATTGTCTACCACTTCTATTAAAAGGAACTAATTTTAATCCTATGTTTATAATATCAACATCTTCAGCAACAGAACTTTTGAAAAAATCTAATAGTTTTTGAAAATTTAATGTTTGCTTAGTATATCCATCTTTTTGACATGCTAATCTTAAAAAGTTAGAACTATAATCATTTAGAGTTGTTGAATTTGGTGAGGTTGCAAATAATCTAACTTCATCTGTATTTACAGTTTCAAATTCAATTGTAAAGTCTACATCAGTTCCAACAAAATCAGGTCCTCTTAATACAGATGGATATCTTATATTTCTAATATCAGGAGTACCAACGTATATATCATCAACAGAGTTTAATGTAAACTCAAGTGGTGCACCATCTCCATCTTTACTAGATGGTACTATAATAACTTTATATCTACCAACCGTAGTTAGTACTTTTGCCGGTATTGATAAAATAGAATAGTTTTCAGAATTTGCCGTATCAAAGTTAAATTCGTTACTATTTACATATATTTTTACTGCAGTTGTTCCTGATGTTTTTTTTATACCAATTGGAAAATCAGCCTTAGTATTTTTATTATATGGCTTTGTTAATTCTTCAATTGTAATAAAATCAATTACTGGTATATCTTTTTGTAATATTACAAAATTTTCAGAAGTTATATCAATAATTGTATTATCATATGCAGTTATTGTTGTTGATACTGATTCATTTTGTTCAATAGCCTCAACAACTATATCTTCAGTACCATTATTTGCTTTTATATATTTTGCTCTATATAATCCAATGTTAGCAGTTTGTATAGTAATATTACTACCAACAGGTATTGTTAGTTTATTTATTCCATTTACCAATGTGATGATATTACCACCACCACTTAATATTCCCGCAATACCTTTTCTCAATACTATTACAGAATTTTCAGGCCCAACTAAATTAATAGTTACATCTACGTTTGGCGGTAGTATATCGACTGGTGTTTCAATTGATTTTTTTACAAAATTATCAAAATTTACACTTAAAGAACTATCTTTTGCATTATAATCAAATTTTTGTAAATTTCCATTTAAATAATATTGTACTCTAATTAAAAATATAGGTTCTGTTGAAAATACAGAATAATCTTCTACATTTGGAACATATGGTTGTCCATAATATGTTACACCAGTACCAGAATTATAAACATTATTAAATGACATATTATTAAAATCCTGATAACCATATAAACTACTATATGGGTCAACATTAATTTTTATATCAGTAGATAAATTTAATTTTAGCTGTTGGAAATTTGGATTATTTACAACATCAATAATATATTTTTCATTTGAAGTAAATCCTTCTTTTTGAACTGTTAATTCAATTGGCGTTGCTAATGCTTCACTTACATCTACAGTAATACTTGAATCGGTAGTGGAAAATGTATTTTCTCCATTTTTAAAAATAGATGCACCAGATTCTTTTGATTTTATGTAAATTACTTTTTTATTATTGTAATTTGATGTTCCCGGAGTTTCAGAAACTACAACAGAACCACCACCACTTACAGAACCACCACCACCACCGCCAATAAATGTAGAAACACCACCAGAGCCAAAGTATCCTTGCAGCTGATTTTGCTCATTAAGCATATTGCCATCTTGGTATTGTTGTGTACCAAACCCCATATCAAATGCTTGTTCGTCTACTGCTATCATTACTTTATAAGTATTTTATATTATTGAAATTCCATTCGTTCTCTACCCATACCACCATCTGCCAAATTTTGTCTATCCAATGTATCATATTCTCGGTAGATGCTACCACCTCCACCACCGCCTCCGCCACCATATGATGGTGGTTGCTCTACTGGAGTTTCTATAACTATTGCTGGTTCTGGTATTACTTTTATTGGTTCTTCAATTGGCGTTACAACAACAGGCTTTCCAATTAATTCATCAGGAGGTATTTGCTTTTTTATTTTTTCTGCAAAGTGAATATCACTATCCCTTTGCATAGGTTTTATTTTTGTAATTTCTTTTAATACTGGTTTTGATGTATCTATTATTGTATTACTTTCCAATCTTTGTAATACAAGTTGAACTTCATCTAAACTTTCATCTACTGTATTATCAGATGTTGTTTGTGTATTTATATTTTGCTGAGGTAGATTTTTTGTTATTGTTTGAATTAATAAATTTCTACATCTATCACGAATAGTTTCTTTTGATAATCCAATTTCAGGACGAGTTGTTTTTGCTTTTCCATAGTTTAAATCAGATATATCTGATATTCTATTTGTAAATTCATAAAAACAAGCTTCTCTAAATTTATTATAAATTGTAGTTGTTAGTGATTCAAAATCTTTAACTTTAAACTCACCAATCATTTTATTAGTCCATTTTTCAGAATACTTTGTTTTCATAAAAGTACTTATAATACTTGGATTAATTTTTTCTATAAAATTAAATGCTAAATTAATAGTATCATCCCTAAACTCTCCATTCTTTTTAAATAAATCAAATCTCTCACCTAAATTGTTTGAACTAGCATCTAATCCTTTTTTTAAAGGATATAATCTTATTTCAGTTCTTGATGGAGATATTTCGGATATCCACATCTTATCGTTAATATCACTACTACCTACTCTTTTATTTAATAAAGTAATTTGTGTTTTAAATATACCATTATTATATCCAGCTTCTCTTATTAATCTTTCAATATCAACAAAATATTCACTTGGAAATTTATTTTTTTCTAATAATGTTCCCTCTGCTATTAAAAAATAATCTTTTATAGTATCGGATGTTAATGGTACATATCTAACCAATTCGTTATTTCTTTGAGGTAGTTGATTATCATTTACATCGTATAAAACAAATTCAATTGCATCAGATTCTCCAAATCCAAAAAAAGATTGTAAGTTTCCTTCTTCAAATACTTGTCTATCCTTAGAATCGATTTTGTATCCTCTATTTTGTATTATATCTTTGAATCCTTTTACTGCCATGACAATTTGTTTCTTTTACTCATTTGCTTATCATATACATAGTAACAATATTGTTTTCCTACATTATGAATAAGTTTACCTATCCAATTATCTTTTGGTAATATACCTACTTCATAAGCCATATGCTCAGTCCAAGGTTTTACCATCGTATAAATCCACTTAGTATTTTGTGGCTTAGCTCTCATATACTTAACTACATTTCTAGCCCACATCATATAACCCAATACCAAACGAGGGTCTTTCTCATACATCATCTCACCATAACGTTCATCAGCGTTCCAAATGTGTTGAGGTAAGAAACCTTGATTGTATAATTCGTTACAAATAATTTTCTTCTTTTTAGTTTGTGCATCATTTGATTTAATTAATGCAGTTTGTGCCGTAGCAGTTTGCGCATTTGCATTTGCCAAAGATATGTTCAACTGATTAATTGTATTATTTCTATCTGATATTGTAGTATTAGCTGTTTCCAATTGTTGAATTAATAACGCATTCTCTTGCAATAATGATGTATTTCTTGCATTCAATGAAACTCTTTGAATAGATTCCGCAGTTGCTTTTTGTATTGAATTTTGTAAATCAGTAATTGTAGATTCAACCTTAGTAGTAACAATCTGAGTTTGGTTTTCGGCAACGGCAACAGTTAAGTTTCTAGCATCAAGTTCAACTACTAAACTTTGAGTTATTATTTCCAATTCTTTTACTTTACTATTAAGATTAAGTACGGCCGTTGTTAAATCTTCTACTGTGCTTGTCAAATCTGCTATCGATTGTGTAGCTTCATTAAAAGTAGAAACATAAATTGTTGGGTCGGTTATTGGAGGTAATATATCAATTAATTCTACAATTGTAGTATCTATTGATTTTAATAATTCTTCTTGATTATACTTTGGTTTTAAAAGTTGCCCAGATATGATTCCATCATCAACAACAGAACCACTAAATATATGAATACCAAATTGGTTCTTTGTATTAATAGCCAAAGAACCACTTGTTAGTAGTTCACTTATTTTTACTTCGTTTTGTAGTCCAGTCTTTACTAATCCAGTCTTTATCATTTTTATTGTTTTACAATACTAAATGTTATATCTTCATCAATATATTGAATATCACCATCCATATCAACTTTGAATTCAATTTTATATACTCTATCTGCTTGCCAATTAGATAAATTCAATTTTATATAATTACCATTTGAATCACAACTAATTTTAGAATAATCACTAAAAGGAATTATAATATCATCAGATGCGTAATCTTTTATCTGATAATAAGTTGTTTGTGGTAGGTATTTTATATTATTATATGCAAATGTATTCGTAAATGTTTTTAAAGGATATAATTCTCTACCAAATATTCTTATAGTAGGTGTAGTACCAACCTTATATTCTTTTTTAAAATTATTTACTCCAACTTTAATATCCGTTGCTGTTAATGGAGATAATGACGAAGTTATAAATGATTGGTCATCCCAACCTATTCTAATTTTTGGTTCGTATATTGTATTTGTTTCTTTACTAAACACCCTTACTATACCATAATCTTGCGTATCGTTCTCAACACTATCAGAGTGTTTTATTATAATACCATCATTTGGTATCCCACCATTTATAGAACCACTCATCCAACCTTTTAATATATTCGTAACATCCAGTTGGATATCAGCAGTTTGATAATTGAACGATTGATTTGCTACGTTAGCTACCCACCAAGTACCACCAGTACCATCATTTGGATTTGAATCAGTTCCTAAATTTAATCCGTTTTGTAACCACTCTAATTTACTATCACCTTCTCTATAATTCCAAGTTACACCAGCAGTTGAAATATTATCAAAACGAGTACCTTTACCCATTTGCCAACTTCCACTAATAGCGTATGCATATAAAGTATATTCTAATGGAATTTCTTCACTTTCAGTTTCTTTTAATATTAAATCTGCACTTTGCATTTTAATAGTTCCGGAAGTCAATGATGCAGATAAAAACCCAACATCAAATTTTAATAATGCTCTCGATACATCCTTCACATTACCATAATAAATTTTACTTATCTCTAAGATTTCATCCAAACCAGTATTTTGATTTGGCTGCTGTAAATAAACCGATGCATCTTTTGATGCTGTTAAAAAATAGTATGCCATTATCTTACTCTACCTTTAATGTCTGAATCTGGAAACTTTATTTCAAATATAGATGGGTCTAATGATGGATATACAATCTTTCCCTTAGTTGCCGATTCTATATTATATGAATTTGGAGAATATGGAGTTCCACATTTATTTTCTACTTTGAAAAATGGTACGGATGCAACTCCTTCTACATTTGCTATTAATAATTCAACTTCACTCAAATTTATTGTTTGATTAAATTGCCAATTATCAATATTAAAATAATCTTTTAATTCAGAAATACATTTTGCCAATACTTCACTTTTATTATAATTTTGGTATGCAGTTATTTCAAAATCCAATCCGATATTAATAATAAATCCATCACTAATATTAACACCATCGGTAAGCATTTTAAACTCCCCCATATATGTTTTTATATTTTCTTTAACTGCTTTATTTAAATTAGTTAATCTTCCGTTTAAGTCATATCCAAGCAAATATAAATTAATTGCAAATGGATTATTTTTTTCAGTTTCATTGGAAGTCTTACCAATTAAAAATTTTGTAATATCAGAAGATACACTAGCTCTAGTTGGTTCTTCGTTATCAGGCATATTTACAAAACTCATTACTAAATCAGTAAATTCTTGCAAATGATTTGGTGATGCTAATATAGATGATGGTGAATTATTATCTAAAGTACCATCTGCAACAGCGTATGATTTTGCAACTGCCCCATATTTAGTTGGCATTGATATTGTTCTTATTTGATAATCTTTTGCAGTTACTGCTCTATTTTGTGCTCCAAAATTTGCTAATGCATTTTGTCTAATTTCTTCCAAAGATTCACCACCCCTACCACCGGTAGCAGGAATTTCATTATCAATAGCTACAGAACGTTGCGTTGCACTCATAAGAGTTAATTCAACGCTATTTAATCTTTGTGTATCTTCTTCAAATTCAATTGCTTCTATTCTAGTTAATTGCCCAGATGCTATATTTGAATTAACCCCACCACCAACTAAATACTTTACAGTTATAGTTGTTGTTGATGGAGATGTTCCGTATGTTTTTGTTTTTAAGAAGTTTGTTGGGTCAAATGATTCTTCTAATCTACTAATAGAGTTTGGTAATCCTAATCCTACATTTTTGAGGTTTGGAATTAATTGCTCATCACTAGCAGATGAATCACCTGCGCCAAATTGTATAGTAGTTGTACTATCTTCGTTTACCTTAACTACAAATCTTTTTGGAGTTTTAATTGTTTTTAAAATATAAGGTACAGTTGATTTAAATTGATATAATTCTTGGTCATTAGCTTCAGTATTTGGTTGGTCAATAAATACCATTTCTTGTGCTAAATACGGAACTTCATACCATTTGTTATTATTAGTATCTCTACAATCGTATATATCAATTACATTTGTATCTTGTAATATTATTTTTTGAAATGGTTCGTATGCACCAAATTCAAATGTTTCTTCTTTTAGTTCTGCAGATATTGCTTTTACATACTTTTTAACTAAATAAAATAATGGTTCTCCCGTAACAGCTTCTCTTTGATATACACTTACTTCTCTACCTTCTGGTTCTGAGAAATCTACAACATCTGCTGTTCTAAATACAATACTATCTTTTGTTGAACGAGATAGCAATCCTTCTTTTATTTTTAAATAATATTTTTCATCAGGTCTGTTATCACAACCATTTCCAACAGAAGGAACTAATTGATAAACACTTAATGTTGTTACTGCTGGTGATGTTACTTTTGGTTTATATCCTAAATATTGAGATAATGCTATTACACTTTTTATATCTTCTGCATAAGACATCATAGATTCTTTCAATGTATCATCTATATAATATGATAAAGAATCTCCAATATAAGATGCCATTTCAATAAACATCATACCAGGAGATGATTCATTAAAATCAGAATATGTTTTAGGAAAATATGTTTTAGAAAATTCAATTAAGTTATCTCTAAATCCAACAAAGTCCTTGCCAAGATATTTTACATCCTTGCCTTTGTTTTTAAAGTTTTTATTTGTAATAGTTAATCCCATTTTTTTTAATTATCAAATGTTAAATGATACTGTGTTTAATTCAGGACTATTCCTTACATTAAATGATATCGTAATACCAACTGTATTTCTATCTTTGTTATCGTTTGATTGATTTACGTTTATTTGCTGAACAACTATATAAGGTAACCAATTTTCCAATGAATTTGTTATGGTTTCTTCAATTTTTTCAGATAGAGTATCATCATTAAAATCAAATAACAATTCTTGAAGTCCACTACCAAAATTAGGTTGCATTATTCTTTCACCTTTTTTTGTAAGTAATAGATTCTTTATATTAGATTTAGCTTGTTCAAAAGTTGTGAAAGACTGATTAAATGCAGTATTACCTATTTGAATAGGTAAAGTTATACCTATTGCATGGTCTTCATACTTCTTAGTGTCTTGAACAAGCTTCTGCCCTAATACAATTGCCATTATTTCTTTTTAAATCTTTTAACCAATTCCGAATAATCTCTATTCAATGCTTTATCCAATTCAGGCACTCCAGTGTTTACACCCAATCCAGTAGAAGAAGGTCCTTTTGCTAAATCACCATAACCCATTTTTTCAGCTATTGCAGTTCTACCTACAATTGAACCCATATCACCCTGTCCAAAATTCATTGTTCTGAAACCACCATCACCAGTTGCAGGTGTCATTGCGGTTTCGTTTAGAATTTGGTTAATCATTGGGTTTTTGCTAAATTGCTTTGTAGGTACTACCTTTGGTGCTACTGATTCTTCGATAATTTCATCTTCCATCATAGCTTTAGCCATTGATAATCCAGTATTTTTAGGTTGTACTGGTTGTTTACCTTCACTTAATAATCTTTTTACTTCCTTTTGTACGGATTC